CAAGGCTCTTTGCCAAGAGGTACTGTATTAGCAACATTGCCAGCTGGATACCGCCCTGTTCTTGACATCTCTGTTCCAGTCACTTTTTGGAACAGCAATAATTCCGGGACAATAAAAATCAGAAGCAATGGACAAATAACTTGGGAAAGTTCAATTAATTTTCAAGGTACAATCTACGTTAATGCATCTTTTTTAACAAGTTAATTATCAGTAAAGTATGTAATAGATCCTTTTAATACATTGTAATTTCCAGTGTGACAACCCCATATATTTAGAGAATTTCTTTCAATTCTCATACGTGTTGCCCCTTGCTTTCCATTAGTTAAATTACTTGCAAGAGCGGATTCTATCCCTAAACTTATGTCATTAGGCTTAAATCCCTCTGGGATATTATTAATAAGTTGAGAATTTTCGGTAAAGGTTATATTTTCTCTTTGGATCTCGACTGAAACAACGACAACTTTACCGTATTTCTTAAAATTAACTCCCCCGCCATGCACGGGAACATCATGTTTTTGAACTTTGTATAAATTTTCCAATTTCTTTGCATTCTGATAGTCCGAAATCGGAATAAATTTCGACCCCTCGAAATAAGTCAGATTATTTTCAACAGTCGGAACAACCATCTGCTTATTTGCTTTATCATAATATGCAACTCCAACTTTTTTAGTTCCTGCATCCTGCAATAGCCCTCCATATCCGTCCGTACCCATCCAGTTCATTTTTTCTTCGTGTTTTATGTAATCCTGCAGAGTTGACAGTGTTGCTAAAGTAGACGGATTAATCTGCATTGTCGCTCCGTTAGAATTGTTTATTTCAGTTATCAAATCTATTTCGACCGTGGCCAGATTAATCCCGTTTGTCGCTGGCATCGTGTCAGCCTCTGCCGCTCTTGTCACACTGTACAGTATCTCATTTCCCGAATCTATTTTTCCGTACAGCCCTATTGTTTCAATTTTATACACACTGTTAACGGATGCATTTGTAAATATTGCATTCAATCTTACTTTAGTACCTTCTTGGCTTACTCTCGACAGATTGACTGTCTGCTTTATTTCATCAATATTTATGAGTTTTGATATATCAGTAGTATCACTGTAAACCTTACTTGATGTTACCATTCTAGTGAACGTAATCTGCTTGTTGTTTCCAAGTGCATTCGCAATCAAAGCTCTCCCGTTATCTGTTATCGTAGTGTCCTTAAAAATTGCCATTTTTTAACCTCCTATCACATATTTTTTACCGTGCATAAATCCTGATGTTGCAAATATTTTAAATACCGCATCAGGAAGTTTTGCCTTTATTTCATATTTCATATAGTTTATTACCCCGTTTGTTACGTATATCTTATTCTCAGTTTTCGGAGTAAGAATATTGATACTGTTAAATCCTAAGTTTGCAGGTAGTATTGTCTTAAGCATGTTATTCAGCTCATCATATTTTTTTGCATCGTCAAATTTCGTAGTAATTCCAAGCTCATATGCGTTAAAATTGGGCCTCAATTCATAGTTTCCAACACCACACAACTGATCCATTCTGTTTACTAAAACTCTCCATGTGTAAGGAATTTGGTCGTTCCAATACGTTAAAACCCTAAAAATTCTAATCTCCAGCGTATCATTTTCATACCTGTGCAGTCCCAGCATCTCTTCAAACTTGCTTATTCCTTCTTCATCACAGTACTGTATAAACTGATTATTAAACACCTTTCTAAGCAGTTCCCACAATAACCTCAACTCAGGTTCTTCTGATGCCATTATGTTCCTTATTTCCCTGTACTCCTGCATAAACTGAGGGAGGTATGACAGCAGGTTGACGTTAATATTTTCTAAAATCGTCATACTGTAATACCTCCCCATACAGGAATCTGATACTCCGTCAATTGTAGATTGTTAGGACTTCCGTTTATTGTTGTGTTCTGAATGTCCAAAATTCCGTTTATGTCAAGTATTTTCGCCTCTATACGCGACACCCTCACAACAAGGTTATTACTCACTTTTTCATTTTTCAATGCCCATGTTTTTCTAAGTTCCAGCAAGTAGTTCTTTACCACTTCTTCGACCTTCAGTTTTACAAGTGGCCATGAAAAATTAGGCTCAAACGTAATGCTTGTGTGGATGTTAATTGCAACGTTGCTTGTACCCTGTACTGTAACAATATGCCCTATCGGTGCAACCCCGAGACCTCTAGCATCTTTTGTTGGATCCATTGTGTCCTGTACTTTTTTAATCAGAGTAGGGCTCGCCTGATTAAAGTCGCTATCAAGTATAGTCAGCAGAACTGTTCCGCCTCCGTTCCACACAGGCGTTACCTTGACCGCTCCCACACCTTCAATTTCATGCACTTTGAGTTTATAGTCAGATATGTTACCACCATAAGCTTTCATATTAAAGCTATCGAAATATCGCTGTCTCAGTTTTTCAGTTTCTTCTTCATCTTGACCAGGTATTAAAAGTTCTGTTATTTCAGCTCTACCTAACCCGTTTATATAGTCAATTGGAATTAGATTTCCTGTTTTTCTTCCCCCATCCCTTCCGGGAGTTTCACATTCAATCTGATATTCATATAATCCAGTTCCTGTGTTATGTTGTATAAATTTTGTGACTGTATAGTTCAAATCATCTAAACTATACCTGCTGCCCAGGGGCACTTCTACATCAAAAATACCTTTCAGAATTGCTTTGCTTGCCCTGTAAGGTATAATCCCTCTTTCACTTGCCCTTCTTATCAGATTTGGCCTGCTGGCTGTATCCCCAAAAGTTTCCTTTATAAAATCTTGTAGAACAAAATACAGGCTTTCCAGTTCCATTGCTGCAGGAGCTAATGCATCCCATATGACTGAACCTTCACGCTTATCAAGATTGTTTGGAACTCTTGCAAGCATCCGTTCCATTAACTGCTCATACGTCATTACCTCAAACATGCATCTACCTCCTTTCCTAGATTATTGTCACTGACAGCCCGTCATTAATCTGAATTTCTCCAAATACTGTTTCTGCAACGAACTTTTTAATCAGAACTGTTCCTCTCTCGCTTTCAGTATCAAATTCAAATCCATTGACTGCTGTTATCCTGTTATCCTGTAACAGTGCCTCTGATATTCGACGCTCCAGTTCCACGACACAATATTCAACAGGCATTCCAAACAGGTCTTCCAACTCAATTCCATAGTTCCAGGAATATATAATATATTTATAGCGTTCCGTTCGTATAATCTTATAAATTGCCTGTTCCATAGCCTTCAGACTATCAACGAATCCGAGAATATAATTACCTTCATACAGTTCCATCCTGTGTGTTTTTGTCGGTAATTCTTTTACCGTTATGTCTGCACTTGTTTTAATTTTCGGTATCATAACCACTCACCTTCAGTCTGTGGATTATCTATCCTGTCCAATACAATAAATTTCTGACCTCCCTGCTGTCTTATCAAAAGCACACCTTCTCCGGCTTTCAACCCGTTATGAATTGTTATTTTTTTACGTCCCTTGTACTCATGCTTATGTTTTTTTATGTCAGTCATTGCACCTTCAACAAGTTCAAATTCTTCCGTTTCATGACTTACAGATATATCAATGTCATAATCCTTCACAAGATGCGTAAGTATCAGCTCGTCTTCTTCTAATACAGGAACATTTATATTGAGTAGGATTGTCAGGGGGGATACAGTTTTGACTTTCCCTGCGTAAATCTCGCACGGCTTGTTGTATTCAACAGCATTATTTATCATCAGTTTCAGAGCTTGTTCTAACTTCGCCACTGTGTCCTTCCTCCTCTCCTATTTTTCCTTCCAGGTCAAGATCCATAAAATACTCCTTGAACCCGAACTTGTGTGTAACTTTATCGACTAGCATATAATTTGCCAGCTTAAATTCAGCAACATCCATATAAACAATAAAAGAAGAGCCCCCACGGATTCTGATATCCCCGAATATTCCTTTCAGTTTAAATGACTTTGTTCTCTGATTGTAATATTTCAGCATTTTCTCCGCACGTTCTTTTCTTTCCGCTTCAGTTGCTGTATTTTTATTAATTTTCTCAAAGTATTGCAGCAATCCCCATTTTGTTATATTAGCACTGTCAAACACCTGATATTTTTCTAATTTTTTTTCCTTGTCATTCACATAGTCCAATACCACCTGGTTATATGTTTCCTTATCTATGCCTACTTCAAAGTCAAAATCTTTTCCTGAAGTATTATCAAAAATAAGATCTTCCAGTTTCAGTTTTTCTGTTTCCTTTAAAGTCAACTTCCCATAGTCATCATAAATTACATATCTTTTTCCCGTAAGTCTCAGGGTTTCGCTTAAAGCTCCCTGCACCATGTCAATCAGAGATGTTCCATCTTCACGCCTTTTTTCAAAGACGTGCCCCGTATCTTCAATCTCTCCGCATGCAAGTTTAAAATCCTCTGCTATAAGCTTGACAATATCACTTGCCTTTTTACTTTTAAAGACGTAATACGCCTTACTTTTCAGATATCTAAGCTGGTCATACGCTGTTATGCTTACTATGTTAGTCTTTGTCATTTTTCTAACAAAAACATAACCCAGGAACATGTTCTGCCCACGATATTTAAGACTTACCTGGTCGCCCTCCTGTACTCTTTCATCAAAAATCATTTTGAAGGTCAGTTTTCCAGGTGTTGTCTTTCTTTCCCAAGATACTTCAATACTGTCTGTCACAAGAGGCGATATTACAGTCTCAGTACTTTGACTCGCAATGACAAGTTCTATGTCCTTTTCCATTTCATATTTTTCCTCAGCTGGCTTTGACATGAACGATTTTATCTTGTTTCCTAATTTTTCAAACATTTCTACCACAACCTCAGTTTATCTGACAACGCATTTGTGACCGCAGAAATCCCATTCACTTCCATAACCGTTTCAAGCTGATCCAGTCCGCCTGTTTCCCGTCTCACTATCTGCCACAGCTTTTCTCCGTATTTGGTACTGCATATTTTCTTTTCAACTTTATCTGTCCATCTCTGATTTTCAGCACTTACAGTACCATCAGCATTTTTTTTATACAACTTAGGACGTGGATCTATGAACTCCTTGAAAGTCGCATCAACGTATACATCCATTCCCTCTTCAGCATTTTCTTCAATTTTCATATCTTCCAGTGATACCTTCAGATTAGTGTTGAAATATGCCCGTCCTGAATTCGGATAGTTCCTTATTATTATCAGCTGGAATGGTTTTGCCCTTTTTTTTAGATTTTTAAGTTTGTCCAGGAAGTAACTCGGTTTCTGATAAAATCCAAGATATCTGGCAAAAGGATATCGTTGGGAGGGGATCATGAACTTAAAACTTATTTCTTTTAACCCCTCCTGTTTCAGCAGATTAAATTCTGCATCATTTATAAGCTTTATTACCTCATTCATGTTCTTGTGTGATACATTGATAGATGCCGGGGATACCGGCAACAAAATTTTATCAATGTAGAAAATATACCCATGTGTCCTCATTAATCGTCATGCACCCCCTCTGCCGCAGTATGCACATGTTCGGCTATTCTTTCTCCGAGCCTGTCCATGAAATCTTCTGCATCCACCTGCTCCGAAATATCGTTATAGTTTGTCATATCTATTTTCACCTCTGCGGTTGTAAATTTGTTTACATACTCTTTTTCAGCAATATCCCTTAGATACTTCATGTCTTCGTCCATACCATCCATCTTATCTGCCATTTTTTTAGTGTTGTCTGCAGTTTTTTTGTTATTCGGATCTTTTCCGCCTCCACCATCTTTTTTATCTTTTCCTGTTCCATCATTTCCGACCGGTTTATCTTTTCCTGTTAACTTGTCCTTATATTCGTTAAATGTGTCAGTTATGCCCTGTATTCCTTTCCTTGTGTCGCTTTTACCATCATCAAACGCTTTTCCTAAATCTTTAAACTCTCCGTTTGCAAGTTTTTCTGCCCCGTCCATTACGCCTTTCATTGCTCCTGAAGGATCAATAAACCCTGCATAATCAAATTGAGGGGCCTGTTTTTGTTCTACAGCTACGCCATTAGGATCTCCATAAGATTTCTTTTCAAGAAGCCCAACATCTTTCCATGTAGCCCTATCACCTTTATTAATGCTGAAATTTACTGAGCCCGCATTGCCAAAATGAGTTCCTGCAACTGAATCTATTACTTTTCCTATTTCAAATATATTAATTCTATATTTTTAATGCTTTCATCAAAAATCTCTGATAAAATATCAATTGGTGCAAACATCTTCCAACCATTTTCTGTCTCTCTAAAAAAATGAAAAGTAGGTGTTCTAATAGTTAAATCAGTATCAAGAGAATAATATATATGATATCCATCAACTTCATCTTTTTCTTCTTTCCAGTTTTCAGGTAATTTTATAGTCCACCCATTATCAATATTAAATATTTTCATTTTATGACCTCTTATTTTCAAGAATAAATTTATAAACTTTTAATTTTTATTCATACCAAATTTTTTAGTTTCAAAAACATTTTTCCAATAATTTTCTCTCTCTAATATGTACTCTTGTTTTGTCTTAGTATCGAAAATTTCAACGATAGAATATTTAAAATTTTTTTTAATATAATCTTCTCCATTTATTTTTTTTATATCTTCAAACTCTTGATTTCCACCTGTTAAATTATTTATATAGTCACTCCATCTACCAAATAATCCACCATTTCCACAAGCAGAACCTATATATAGTTTCCCATTAGATATATCTGTAATAGCATAAATAGCTTTTACATTTTTAAGTGCACCTATCCAAGTAGGATCATTTAAAGCAATTTTTAAATTTTTATAGACAATACTTACATTTTGATAACCATTAAATTTTTCTGAGGCTATATCTGGAAAAAGTTCAAAAATTTCTATGTCATCATCTTGTAAAGAAAGATACCATCTTTCAAAAACTCTACCAGTTTTAAATTTAACAATTAATCTTTTTCTATATTCTTTATAATCTTTTAATAACTTTATATCATATCCATTTTTACCATATTTTTCTGGAAATGCTTTTTTAATTTCGTAAATTCCACCAAAAATATAAAAATCAGAACCATATAAATTATACTGGGAAAATGTGATTAGATAATCACAATAATCAAGCAAACTACTTGTTTCTTTATTTTTAGAGTTTCCACGCCAGCTATTAAGTATAGTCCATACACTTTCTTTACTTTCATCATCTTCAAATAGATATTGTGTTGTATCCTTTTCTCCTGAACAAAAATCAGCATTTTTGTGGAATTTAACCTTTATTCTACTTAAATCTTTTCCTTCTGTAAAATCTTTAATAAAATCAGTAAACTTAATCATATTAATCCCCTCTTTACTTATTTTTTTATATTTACTAACTAATTTATTTTCTCAATACTATAAAAATA